ATCTGCCTCTTCTCCCCAACCTTCTCCACCAACTTCTGATCCCCATATATCTACACCCCAACCATAAGCAGGAGTTTGAAATACAGGACCTATAGTAATATATGAATTTAATGTTGCTGAACCTTGCGTGGACATACCTGAACCAGATTCATTAGATGGCATAGTAATGGTAAACGTATTGGCTGTGGGTTGTGAAATAACTTCAAATACATTTGTTTGAAAATCTGCTTCAGTATATCCTGTAACACCGCCGCCAGGCAACGTCACAGATTTGAGTTTAAAATAATCTCCAACTATTAAACCATGAGCAGTTAGATTTACGGTAACGGTTGCTGAACCGGTTGTAGAAGTAAAAGTTACTCCTGTTTGATCTGCATTGATAGGTGTAATATCATAAAAACCACTTTCATAATAAATAACTAAAACTTTAGAAGTTCCTAGTGCCGCGTATTTTCTACCATTTAAATCAGTCCAAGTATGCTGATCACGGACAGGTCCAGCTATTTGACTAGCGACTAGCTGCTCCCAACCACCTATTTTCTCAGCTTGACCATAACGAAAACGTACATTATTGCCATCTATCCACTGACCTTCGGCTCCAGTAGCGGTCTGTTGCTTATTGAAACCTGGTTTAAAATTGATCTTTTGTAAGGGCATAATTATATTCTATTGTATACAGTAAACAATGATAGCATTTTTTTAAGATCAGGGAAAGTGTTGATTTTTACGCCAATATTTCAAAATCAAGATTTAAGGTTTGTCTTAAACCTTTTTCTTGAGGATATACTCCATGCCATAACCAAACAGGAAATATTATTAAATCTCCTTGTTTAGGTTTATGCGTGTAATACTTTATTGAGTCGTTATCTCTTAATACACAGTAGAAATTACCTTGTTCTTTTGAGTTATTTTTAGGAACATCTAAATATAAAACAGAGGCAATTTGATTTCTATATTTTTCTTTTTTTTCATTGTGTCGATGTAATGTGTGGTAACTACCTTTATCCCCTAATACAGTCCAAGCAGATAATAAATTTAATTGTATATTTTGTTTAATGAAAGTACTTATGTTTTGCAATATATGCTCTTTCATAATGTTTATTATTTCATGAGAATTAATTAAATCAAATAATTGATATTGTTTAGATTTCTTACCTTCAGTGCTTCTATTTTCTGTAGACATGGGTGTTTGATTTTTAATCATGCTACTAATTACTTTTGAAACATGCTCAATATTTATATTATTAATGAATATCCAATCCTTATTCATTTCCATTTAATATATGTCCAAAATTAAAGGCTATTGCGTATTTTGCTTTATTTGAAGTATTTCTAAAAGTATAATGTTTTAAAATAGAAGAAAACAAAATTAATAATCCCTCTTCTGGATATATTTTTTGATCTATTTCATCAAAATGCAAAGCTTGCTCTGATTTGTTTAAATAAACAATTCCAGAAAAAACATCTTTTTTGTGATCGTGTTTTTGTGTCTTTTCTCCCATTTCATGTTTTATACCCCATGCGTTTGTAAGTCGACAACGATCTAAATTTTTTATTTTGTTTTCCACTGTATCAACAGCTTCACATAATATAGTTGTTTCAAATTTTTCATTTTTACAAAAATAGTTCCAAGCTGTCATTTTACCTAGTACATTAGTGGTATAATTATTGTTGTTTACTTCTTTTATCCCTTTTTCTATGTGCTCAATAAAATATCTAACATCTATATTTAATTTTTTAACTAATAAAAAAACAGGTATTTGTATATTTGTCTGTATTTCTTTTAATAAACTCATATTAAAAATAGTTAATATTTATATTAGACCTTATTTTTTGATCAGTGCAATTTTCTGAATCATGTTCTAAAGAAGGGTCAAATAATAATAATCTATTTTCTACACTATCTATTTTTATACTATTATCTAAAATAGTTCTTCCGTTATTTGTATTTAAATAAAAAATAGCTCCTTTATGTGAATATGAAAAATCTTTGTGAGATCCGTTTAGTTTCTTTATTCCTTGATTTGGATACAAGTTCCCTTTTACCCTTATTAAACTTTTTATATCTATAAAAGACAATAAGTTAGTTCCTATTTTTTCATATAAATGGCTAGTAGGAACGCTGTTGTGATAAAACAAATGTGTAAAATAAAACAAGTGTGATGGTGAATCTTTATCTAAAAAATTAACATCTGGAGTATAAAACCATGGAAAATCTTTTCCAAGCATAAGGTCTTGTAAATTTTTTAAATTATGTTCAGGTAAAAAATTATCTATCACTTGATATTTTTTATCTCTACTCATTATCATCTTCATTTTTTATTGTGTATTTCTTGCAAGTAATCTATTAGTTTTGTTTTTGTCTTTGCTATTTTATCCCATTCTAAAACCATTTTATCTCTACTCATAATAGACTTTCTATATCTATTATTTAGCCAAGTAGGGATAGCTTCTTTAATGTAATTACTTGTTATAAGAGACACCTCATCTGTAGGAAATCTATTCATTCCAGTAGCTATACAATGGAGTCCAGTAAAATTTAAATAATTAAAGGTGTCTCTTGAATTAATAATTCTATGTATGTCAAAATTTCCAAAAGCTTTATCTACTATTGATTTTTTATTTAAATCTTTCCAATATTCTGTATCATCTCTTTCAGACATATACCAATGTAATGCTACAAATTCTGCAAACATTTTAAACATTTTAGTACATTTGCAATTATATATATCTCTATCTAATTGAGTAATATTATCTTGTTGAAGTGTTCTTACTAATTGTATTAAAAATTCATGCACTGTAAATAATCCATTGCTTTCTAATGGTTCTATAAAACCAGCTGATAAACCAATAGCAACTACATTTTTTACAAACAATCGTTCATGTAGCCCTATTCTCATTTTAATTTTATTAAACTCCAAATTATCTGTATTTATATTTAAATGTTTTTTAAACTGATCTAACGCTTCATTATCATTAATGTATTTATCCGAATAAACATAACCCGTTCCTATTCTATTCCAACTAGGAATATTCCAAATCCATCCGTTCTCTACTGCTTTACAATTGGTATATGAAACTAATTCTTTTTCTTTATTTACGTAAGGTATTCTAGTTGCCCATGCTGAATTATTAGGTAGTAAATCTGTATAACTATTAAAAGGTTCTTTTAAATTTTCTCCTAAAAGTAAAGATTTAAATCCAGTGCAATCAATAAACAAATCAGCTTTGTATTTGTTATTTAAAGAAATTATACCATCTTCATTTTTTTCTACCGAATTAATATCATCCAATATGTGATTAACTCCTTTGGGTATACATAATTTATCTTTCAACCATAATCCAAATTTAGTAGCATCAAAGTGATAGGCACTATCGTCTGCTAAATTAAAATTTCCTAATTCTCTGTTTATGTTTTCTCCTATAGTATTATTATTTACAAGAGCCATTCCAGGAAATAAAAAATCAGTATAATTAGAAATAGGAGTATTTTTTTCTAGTATTTTTTTAAAATACCAATCATTCATTCCTGACTCTAATCCCTGTTCTAATGGAAATCCAAAAGGGTAATGAAATGCCCCTGATCCTTTTTTATGAAAATCTTCAAATCTAATACTTAATTTATAAGTTCCTTCTGTATAAGGAAGAAAATCTTCATCTTTTATTTCAAGTAAACTCATCCATCCATTTATAAAACCAAGAGTGCTTTCCCCAACTCCTACTGTCTTATAATTATTTGATTCTATTACTGTAATTTTTTTATTTGGAAATAATTTAATAAGAGTAGCTGCTGTCATCCATCCAGCAGATCCTCCTCCTACAATAATTATATTATCTGATTTCATATTGTAACCTCGCTATCTGATACTCCTATTTTACCTTTAGGTAAAATATTCATAGCTAAAGAATATCTAATTTTATTTGTTCTGTTAATTGGTATTCTATGTTCAACATTTGCTGAGAATACTATTAAATCTCCTGGATCCATCTCCTGCGTCCACAAACTGCTATTGTACTTATTATATTCATTTACTGGTATGTCATAATTTCCCCAATCATATCTCTTAGACTCAAACTCTATTAAGTATTTTAATTCTGAATATGGGTAATAAACAGCTGTTATCCAAAAGTTTTTGTGTATATGAGAATGAGAAAAGGTATTTGGTTTACATTTTGTAGTCCAAGAATTAACTATATCATGATCTATATTAAATTTAAAACCATCTTTAATTGCTTTATCTATATAAGATTTAAATATCTTTTTAGTTTCTTTATCTAAAAAGTTTCTACGTTCACTTATTAACGAATAGCAAGAATGTTCTTCAATAGATATATATTTTTCTTTTTTTATATTGTTTAACATGTCTCTATGATTTAAGTCTATGTTTTTAAATAAAACATACCCTGATGAGAACATGGAATTAACTAACATTATTTTTTCTATAGTATTTAGGAAATCCAACTGATGGTCTTCCATCAAATATATTATTAATGCCCCCTTGGTTCTGTTCTTGGTAATGTAAAAATACTTGACCACATTTTTCTCCTTCAAAGGATTCTCTCCAATGTTCACATCCTATTCCGTTATAGATAAGCATATCTCCTTGATTTAATTTAACTTTAACTCCTTTACTGTTTCCAGGAACATATTGTCCATTTTGACCATCCGATCCACTATTAACATCTGGTTCTATAAATATTGGCCACATGTCTCCACCTAAATTTAATGTTGAGGATATTCCACAACTAAATCTATCCTTATGTCTCAATAATTTAGATCCTTTTCTATATAATCTACAATAAGTATAATTAGGAACTAATTTTATTTTAATAGATTTTTCAATTTTTGATTTCATTTTAAGCAATAATGCCTCCATTGCCATATCAGAATAACAGCAATAGGTATCTTGTATATTACTTTGAGGGTCTCCTAAAGTACCCCAATCCTCTTCAAATGCAGGTAAGTAGTTATCTCTCATTAAATTAGTAACTACGTTTGATTTAAGAATTAAATAGTTATATAAATATTGAGCAAATTCTTTATCAATAGCATTTCTAACAACCTTATAATTTTTATTTTTAAAAGTTTCCATAATTATTTAAAAGGATTTCCAAGAGTCCACATTACTAATGAAAATCTATTTCCATGTGTTACAGGTCTTACTTTATGATATAAATCAGATGGAAATATAAGACAATCCCCTGCGTCCTCTAATTCATAACAAGTTTTTACTTGCTCTCTTCTATTTCCAGAATCAATTTCAAATTCTCCTCCTTTATATTCTGTAGTGTCATTTAATAACATAGATAATGAAATTTTTCTAGTTTTACCATTAATAAAAGAATTTTTATGGTCCATAAAAGGTTCTTCAAAAGCATCTGTATGCCAATCGTAATGCATGCCTTTTTTATATATAGTAAATTGAATTTTTTCTGCTGTTGATATTTCAAAATTCCATCCAGCATTTATATTAGCTAATTCAACTAATTTAATTAATTTATTATACAGCCATTTATCATCTAGCCATGCAACTTCACTGTCTCGTACTATTTCTGGTGAAATAAGATTTGTTTTATTTTCATAAAACAAAGGGTCTCCAATAACTCCTTTTTTTATTTGTTTTTGTAAAGCGTACTCTATTATTTTTTTACAAAAATGTTTTGGGAATGCTTTTTTAAAAATCCAACATTTATTTTTAAGTATCATATTCTCTATAGTAGATACTATTATTTTA